TGTAGGAACTAGTTATAGGAGACCTAACTTATATGAACTTTATGGTGATGCCTTTGTAGATCCTAATGAAGAATTACTTCCAGAGGAAGGAGTTGGATATGAAATAGGATTTGGTGCCATCAGTATTTTTAAATACGAATTTGAAGAAGCAATAGAATATACTGCACCATATTCAGAAACAGTATTGGTTGCACCTGCTACATTTGATGCAGAAGGAAATCTTTTAACTGAACAAATAAATGAAGAAATTTATTATAATGCAAAATATAATAATTCAGGTGCTTATGATACTCAGGGTATTAGATTTGCTAATACATGGGGACCTTTTAGTATAAATCTAAAAGTAAATGACACAGATCAAACTAGAATACCAGAGTATGTTGGTGTTATTACATGGGATCAGATGTTTAAAGATATAAATTATAAAGTACAATATTCAGGGCAGTTTGATAGAGCACCTGGACCTTATGATGTTCTTTCAGAAGAGCAAGAATTTTTAGAAGATCTCACAAAACTTAGTGTGTATATTACAAAAAGATTTACTAATGGAATGAATTTAAACTTTGCAATAGACAACATTACTGATGAGGAAGTTGAAGTGTTACCATACTACAATAACCAAGGCAGACAAATTAACTTGACAATACAATACAATTGGTAGTATAATAACTTATGGCAAAATGTGTTTTAGAAATTAGAGACGAAGTAAATGTTCGTTTCACAGGACTTGATGTAAAAGCAAGACGTAAAATTTCTGATGCTTGTAAATATTTCCTTCCTTACGCATATCATATGCCTGCTTACAAATTAGGTAGATGGGACGGTTGTGTTAGGTACTGTGATATAGGTGGCAGAACATATTTTCATTTATTAGATAAACTTGTTCCTATTATTACTGAAGAAGGTTATGATATTGAAATAAAAGATATGCGTAAAGCATGGGAATTTAAGTTTGATCAAGTAACGCAATCAAGTTATGAGCATGTTGCTTGGCCTAAGAAACATCCTGCAGAAGGACAACCTGTAATATTAAGGGATTATCAAGTAGATATTGTTAATAGATTTTTAGAAAATACACAATGTTTACAAGAGATTGCCACAGGTGCAGGTAAAACAATTATAACTGCTGTATTAAGTCACAAGTGTGAGCCCTATGGTAGAACAATAGTTATAGTTCCTAATAAAGATTTGGTTGTACAAACAGAAAAAGACTATAAGAATTTAGGATTAGATGTGGGTGTTTTATATGGTGATAGAAAAGAATATGATAAAACGCATACAATTTGTACTTGGCAAAGTTTAAGTATATTAGAAAAGAAAAGTAAAAACTATGAAGCAGACTTTCCTATAGATGAATTCTTGGAAGACGTTGCGTGTATTATGGTAGACGAAGTACATAAGGCTAAAGCAGACGTTTTAAGAAATTTACTTAGTGGAGTATTTGCTCATGTTCCAATTAGATGGGGATTAACAGGAACCATTCCTAAAGATGAATATGAAGCAGTAGGTTGTACTTGTAGTTTAGGTCCTGTAATTGGAAAAATGAGTAGTAAAGAATTACAAGATATGGGTGTATTAGCAGATTTAGATATCAGTATTTTACAATTACAAGATGGTATGATTGAATTTGGGGGATATGCACAAGAACTTAAATGGCTCGTAACAGACCCTAAAAGAATTGAACAGTTATCTAAAATAATTAATGGATTTGCAGAAAATGGAAATACATTAGTTCTTATAGATAGAATTAAAACAGGAGAAATGTTAGCAGAAGATAATCCAGATTGGGTATTTGTATCAGGTTCTATGAAGCAAAAAGATAGACAAGATAATTATGATGACGTTTCAGAAATGGACAATAAAGTTATTGTTGCTACATATGGCGTAGCGGCGGTAGGAATAAACATTCCTAGGATCTTTAATTTAATATTAATAGAGCCAGGAAAAAGTTTTGTGAGAGTAATACAAAGTATTGGAAGAGGTATTAGAAAGGCACAGGACAAAGATTACGTTAATGTTGTAGACATTACTAGTAATTTAAAATATAGTAAAAGGCATTTAACAAAAAGAAAGGCCTTTTATCGAGAGCAGAATTTTAGACATTCAGTAACTAAGGTGGAATATAAATGAAAATACTTACAGTAGAAAATAATACATACGATATAGATTGCGTACCTGATGAAATAGATGATATCAGGTATTGTGTTTTAGATGGAGCAGACCCAGAGTGGGTAGACTTCTATTTCTTACCTTTAATTTTTTTAGAGAGTTTTCATGCTCCTGCTATTTGTTTGCAGATTGGAGAGTTTAATATCCAAATGCCAATGGATTGGAGTGTGTTGTTATGTGATGAAGATTTTGATAGTGTAGAAACACTTCCATTAGCAAGTCTTAATAATAGAGAATTTAGAGCATTAGTTATGAATCCTCTTACAAGTAGACTGCCTAACAGTGAACCTATACAAATTACAAATGTTTATCAAGATGTAAAATGGTTTTTTCCTAAACTTAAAAATGGACACTTATTATCAGTTCCATTAGAGTCAGGAGACAATCCACAATGTGCTTTGTTTGTTAAAGATGCAAATAAGGTAAAAGATATTGAAGTTGCTGATTTAATTAGTTAGGAGGATAACATGGCAAAACATAGATATAGAATAGAAGGTGGCAGATATGGAGGCGAACTTGTCTTAGGAGAAGTTAATCCTGCATTTGCTAGTTATTATGCAGATAAACAAGATGAACTTGTAGATGCAGTATTAGAATCAGAAGATTGGGAACCAGAAGAAGAGGTAGATTCTGATGCATTATTAGACCCAGAAGGTATTCCACACCCTGCAATGCCAGGTGAAGATTTTTATATGTGGGAAAATGATGAATTTGAACACATTAATAGTGCCTATGCAGATGGAGGTTTTACAGTATACGAAGTTCCAGCGGATGGTTCTGATGATTGGGACTATGATAAAGAAGTATATGAAGGAGAAGCCATTCATGTATATGGCAGAGAAGGTGGGTATTTTAGCACAGAAGATGAGCCAGAAGTCTTAAACGAAGAAGATGCAGACGGTAACAAGTATGTGCCTGTATTAGCATTTCATAGTTCAGAGAAAGGCGGCTTTGGTGCTTGGTTTGTGGAAACAGATGAACCTTTTGATGAATTTAAATTAGGATATGGTGTTGTAGAAACAAATTTAGCCGAATTTGTTGATGCTGTATATTATGATAAGGTAGAATTAGATTGTGATTACGATTATAATGATACAACCGGTAAAAGTTATGATGCACAAGTAGGTTGGTTAAATACTAAGTGGCATGACAGTATGGAAAACATACAAGAGAACTTAGATGAATATCTTGCAGAGTTTGAAGAAAATGCAGAATGGGAACGTGAAAATAGGGAATAAATGAGACGAGTATTAATATGCGGCCTGCCAGGTTCAGGCAAAACGACATTGGCAAAAAGACTATGTGAAATTATAGATAATGCTGATTGGTATAATGCTGATGATATCAGAGAAAAATTTAATGATTGGGACTTCTCACCTGAAGGTAGAGAGCGTCAAATGAAACGTATGCAGGACTATGTAAGAAAAAGTTGTGCAAAGGGTAGATATGGAATTGCAGATTTTGTTTGCCCAACACATGAATTACAAGAAGCATTTATGCCTGAGTATGTAATCTTTATGGATACTATTAAAGAAGGTAGATTCGAGGATACTAACAAGATATTTGAAAGTCCTATCGATCAAGCATCTTATGAAGTTGATGCACATATTACTGAAGACGAATGGTGGACAGAGGAATCTATAGATCAGTGGGCTAGATTAATTGCTGTTGATTTAAAGGATTGGGAGTTTCAACCTAAACAGCCTGTTACACAAATGCTTGGAAGATTTCAACCTTGGCATGAAGGACATCAAAAATTATTTGAAAGAGCATTGGCAAAACATGGCCAAGTTGCGGTGATGGTTAGAGATATGCCTATTACACAAGACAACCCATGGCAAGTAGATGATATTTGTAAAAATATAGAAATAGAACTGGCTGAATTTGCTGGTAAGTTTAGAGTTTATAGTGTTCCTAACATTATGAATATTACTTATGGTAGAGGAGTAGGCTATAAAATTGAAGAAGAAGTTTTAGATGAGGAAACACAAAAAATTAGTGCAACCAAAATCAGAGAACAAATGAGAAAGGATGGAGAACTATAACCATCCTGCTTATTCGAGGTACCCACATTTGAAGAACCCTACCGAGGCAGAACATACACCTTGGAAAAAATGGTTTGCTTGGAAGCCTGTAACATTACTATCTGGAAAGATAGTGTGGTTACAAAATGTGTATAAAAGAGAAAGGACGGTGCAATGGGTACCTCCTGCTTTCCCTGAAGGAGCATTCGATGGTATTGAATATTCTACTTGGGAAGACATAATGGAAAACAAATTTAAATAAGGAAAACAAAATATGTATCAATTTACAAGTGAAAGTGTCAGCGAAGGACATCCAGATAAAGTTGCTGATTTAATATCAGATCACATAGCACAATGGTTAATTAATCATAATTCTAATAATAGAGCCGCAGTAGAAACATTAGTTACTACAAATACTGTAATAATAGCAGGAGAATATAAAACTGATAGAGAAGAAGATGTAGAGGAATCAGTTAGAGGTATTGTAATTGATACTGTCAAGCAACTAGGTTATGAACAAGAAGGATTTCATTGGGACAAATTAAATATAGAATATTACTTACATGGGCAAAGTTCAGATATAGCATTAGGTACTGATAACTTTGGTGCAGGTGATCAAGGTATTATGTTTGGATATGCAAATAGGGAAACAGAAAATTACATGCCTTTTGCAATATCGTATTCGCATAAGATATTACAAGAACTATCTAATAGGAGAAAATCTAATTCAAAATATAAAGGTATAATTTTACCTGACAGTAAGTGTCAGTTGACAGTAAATTATGGAGCACCAAATACACCTTTAGATATTAACAATGTCGTAGTCAGTACTCAACATCATGCAGAAGCGACACAACAGCAGGTCGAAGATTTAGTAAGGGAAGTTGTAAAAGATGTTGTTCCTAAAGAGTTTTTAACAGAAAAAACAAATTACCAAATTAATCCTACAGGCAGATTTGTTATTGGTGGACCTGACGGAGATACAGGTTTAACAGGAAGAAAAATTGTTGTAGATACTTATGGTGGATATGCTCCGCATGGCGGTGGTGCTTTTTCAGGTAAGGATTTTACAAAAGTAGATAGAAGTGCGGCATATATGGCTAGATGGATAGCAAAGAATATTGTTCATAAATATGATTTACAAGAATGTTTAGTACAATTAAGTTATGTGATAGGAATAGAGGAACCGTCATCATTGTTAATATATGCAAATGGTGAACTTAGATTAGATTTAATGAACTTAATTAGAAAGGAAGTTGATTTAACACCTAAAGGAATTATAGAATGGTTAGGATTATTAAATGTAATATTACCTGACACCACAAATTACGGACATTTTGGTAAAGAACCTACTGGCAATAGTTTAATAACCTGGGAAGAATATACATTATGATTTTAAATTTTAAAGACTCAATAAGAACAGTACCAGACTTTCCTATAGAAGGAATACAGTTCAGGGACATTACAAGCATGTTAGAAAGCCCACATGCGTTCAACAAAGCATGTGTTGACCTTACTAAAGTATGTATGCAATTTGATGCTACTAAAATTGTTGCAATAGAAAGTAGAGGATTTATTTTTGGCTCTCCTATAGCAAGAGATATGGAATTACCCTTAATATTAGCAAGGAAACCAGGTAAGTTACCCAACCCCACCTATCAAAGAAGTTATAAACTAGAGTATGGAGAATCAACTTTACATATTCAACGAAATTCTGATATAAACTCTAAAGATAAAATTGTTATAGTAGATGACTTAATTGCTACAGGCGGAACAGCAAAGGCATTAGCAAGTTTGATAGCACAATGTTGGAAAGTACCTAAAGAAAATATTTTAATTTTAGCCGTTATAGACTTGCCCGATTTAGAAGGAAGTGCTATAATAGAGAAAGAAGGATATAATGTTGAGACACTAATTGAATTTGAAGGAAAATAATGTCACCTAAAAAGAATCCAGCCCTACCTTTAAAAGATGTAATGGCGGCAATAGATAAAAAAGATAGAAATTTTTATACTAATCTTAGTGCTGAACAAAAGAAGGCATTTAGTGCCTGGATGATGATGAGATATTGCAGTAGTGTACAAGGTAGAGATGCCGCAAATTATATCTATATGACAAATGAATTACTTAATAGATATCATAAAGTTGAATATAAGGTCCCACAACATCCTGAATTACAATGGTTATTATTTACTGCATGTGGAGTAGGTAAGGTACAATTTCATCCTTTTTTAAAACCGCCTAATGCAAAGAAGAAAAATAATAAAGTATTTGACTTTATATACAGTATATATCCACATATGAAATCAGAGGATATTAATAATTTAATAGAAATAAACAGTAAAGAAGAACTTAAAGAATTAGCAGAAGCACACGGATACGATGACAAATCAATTAGAGAAATCTTTGGAAAATAATTTCACATGTAAATGGTGTGGAAAAAGTTTTAAGAGTGAACGAACTCTTAGTGTTCATATGTGTGTTAAGAAAAGACGTATGGCAGATAAGGATTTAACACATACAAGATTAGGTTATAGAGTTTTTCAAATGTTTTATGAAATGAACACAGCGGCCACTAAATCAAAAACTTATGAAGATTTTGTAAAAAGCCAATATTATGAAGGGTTTGTAAAGTTTGGTAGAAGTTGTGTAACAAACGAATATTTAAATCCAGAACAATTTGCAGAATGGCTTATAAAGGAAGGTAAAAAATTAGCAGATTGGCATAAGGATAGTCTTTATGACGAATTTTTATTAGTATATGTAAAAAAAGAACCTGGAATGAAGGCATTAGAAAGAACAATCATTTATCTTGACAGTTGGGGTAAAGAAAATAATAAACCTTGGCAGGATTATTTTAAAGAGGTTACATCAGCAAGAGCAGTACATGATATAAGAAGTGCTAAAATATCTCCCTGGATGATATATCTTTGTAGATCTGGTGATGACTTATTAGTAAAATTTAGTGACGAACAGGTTAAAATGATAGAACATATTATAGATGCAACATTTTGGATGAAACAGTTTGCAAATAATAAAGAAGAAGTAGCGGAAGTTAAAAATGCATGTGAGGTTGCAGGAATATGAAGGAGAATAGAATGGAAATGTGGGATATGCCCGAATTAATTGAATTGACAGAAAAATGGCACGTTGATAGAAATCTTATTGATGGTGCAACTAGTAAAGATCAAGTATTAAAATTAATACAGGAAGTTGGAGAATTATCTGATAGTGTTTGTAAAGGTACAGACGTAAAAGATGATATTGGAGATTGTTTGGTAATATTAATCAATATTGCTAAAAGAGAAGGCACAACATTAGAAGAATGTTTAAATGTTGCATATAATGATATCAAGGACAGAAAAGGTCGTATGGTAGATGGTATATTTGTTAAGGAAGAGTAATGAATAAAAAACAAGAAATGTTAGTAATAACAATGGAAGAATGTGCTGAACTTAGTCAGGCATGTAGTAAACTAATTCGTTTTGAAGATGATCGCAGTGAACAAGACCTTGTAAACTTGCAAGATGAGATAGGTGATGTGATGTGTATGATTGATATTATGAAACATAGCGGACTTGTCAGTGAAGAACAAATTGAAGAACGCAAGAAAGTTAAAAAAGAAAAACTAATGAAGTGGAGTTTATTGTTCAGTGAAGATTGATTTTGATGTAGATATCGATATGGCTAATAGAGATGACTTTCTCAAGTTAGTTAATCATACACCTGCAAGTATTGAAAAAGATAGTAACTTTACTAAACATAATACTGGTGTCTACTTTCAAAATATTCCTAAGTTTCCTTTAGAAGGTTACAGTACAATAGATCATAAACAAGCAGAAGAAGATGGATGGTTTAAAGTAGACTTTCTTAATAATCATATATACGAAAATATTATAGATGAAACACATCTTGATAAACTAATAGCAACTGAGCCTATGTGGGAATTGTTTACACACAAGGAAGTTGTTGAAAAATTATTTCATATAAGCAATCATTGGGATATTGTTAAACAACATCCTCCTAAAAGTCTTGAACAACTAGCAATGATACTTGCTATGATACGCCCAGGTAAAAGGCATTTGGTGGGAAAGGACTGGAAGGTTATTGAGGAAGATGTTTGGGTAAAACCAAATGATGATACTTACTTTTTCAAGAAGTCACATAGTTATGGATATGCTTTGGCTATAATTGTACAATTAAATTTATTGTGTGAAGATTAGTCTATTTTTCTTACTAGTTGAATACCACGTCTTTTTATTCTCTTTTTAATTAAATTTTGTAAAGATGTCATAGGTCCAAATATAATTTCTATATCTTTCATTACAAAAGTTCTCAAAAGATTTTTATAAGGTTTCATTTCATGAAATAAAAATATATCTATTGGTAATTGTCTATTTGATTCCCACCACCAAGTCTCACCTAATTCTAAGAAATCTTTTTTTAATTCGTTATTAGGAATTTTATCTAAATCGTAGAATGTAAGTATACTGTTATCATGATTGATAACAATACCTATGTATTCATTGTCACCATATTTGATGCCGGTCAAGAACGGATAACGTTCTTCTGTTTGTTTGATAAGTTCTTCTTTCTCCACAAAACTATTTAGTATAAATATTGATAAATAGTACAATATAAAGAGTTTATTATGAGCCAAAACGACCACAAATTATACTTATATGATAATAATATCGATTTAGTAATTGGTACGGATGGACTATACGTGGATAACAGACCTATGAATAATAGAAAATTAATTGCCCATAAAGGGTTAACAAACGAATTGCTGTTCAGTATTAGGAACAGAGATAGAAAATTACAAAATGTTTTTAGTGATACCTTAAGTGCGTATCTTATAAATCCTACAACTAAAAGACGTTTGTTCTATAAACTTTTAGAGCATACTAGTAATGTAGGTCAAGTTAAATTGGTCTTAGATGAGGGCGATTTAAGAAATGTCACAGCAGGATTATATAGAATTTACATAGCAAAACAGGATTCTTCAGGTACAGACAAGCCTGTATATTCAGACCAGAATAACGGATTAGTTTTTGATATACAGATTACAGAACAAATAGATCAATCTCCAACACCAACTCAGAGTGCAAACACATTTTTACAAGTAGCATCTACTACAGATGGTGATCCAGCAAATGTTTTTACAACAAGTGCTTTTTCAGGTAATCAAGACAGAAACTTTCCAAATGCATTACATACAATAGCAATCTACCCAGATGCATATACTGGAAATATTGATGTACAGGCAAGTCTAGTTGAAAGTGTACCCGATACGAATAATTTAAGTACAGATTGGGTAACACTTGAAAGTAATATTCCTGTAACAAGTAGTAGCAAAATAGTATCGAGAAACTATAACGTAAATGCAAACTGGATTAGAATTTTACATACTCCAACATCAGGTAATATTAGCCAAGTCTTAATAAGAAACTAGTTGACTTTTAACATTATATCCTGTATAATAATACTATGGATATAGACTTTTTAGTTGAGAGTGTACACCGCCTCCTTTTAGATAATTTACCAGTTAGAACAGGTAAAACACCTAGTG